ATGAAAATTAATATACAAAAAGATTTTTCTGACAAAAGTTTTAAAGAAGGATTTAAAGATTTTATAAGATATTGCAAGGTAAGAAATTTATCATCATCTACATTAAGATATTATAACACTACAGTAGATAAATTTACAGAGTTTTTTAATGAAGATAATCCAATCAATATTATTACAGAGGGAACTATACACGATTATATATTATATCTAAGGGAAGAAAGTAACTGTAATAACATATCCATAAATACACATCTAAGAGGTATAAGGGCAATTCTATATTATTTCATGAACTTAAATTATATGAAGAAGTTTAAAATAAAAATGTTAAAAGCAGAGAAAAAAATAAAAGAAACATATTCAGATAGAGAGTTAGAAATATTACTAAAGAAACCTAATTTAAAAAAATGTAAATTTAATGAATATAGAAATTGGGTTCTTATTAATTATCTATTAGCCACAGGAAACAGAGCCAACACAATTGTAAATTTAAAAATAAAGGATTTAGATTTTGAAGGTGGTTATATCCATTTAACTACAACTAAGAATAGAAGGCAACAGATCATTCCGATGTCAAAGAAATTAAGTCGCATACTAATAGAATACTTACAATATAGAGGTAGCGAATTAGATAACTATTTATTTCCTAATGCCTACAATAAGCAATTAACTGTTAATGGTTTAGGACAGGCAATAAGAAAATATAATTTAAAGCGTGGAGTACCTAAAACAAGTTTACATTTATTTAGACATACATTTGCTAAGAAATGGATTTTAGCAGGTGGGGACATATTCCGATTACAAAAAATATTAGGACACAGTACATTAGATGTAGTCAAAGAGTATGTCAATATGTTTGCAGAGGATTTAGTAGATGATTTTGATAAATTAAATACACTAGACCAAATAACATCTAGTGGAAAAGATGATTACATTACCCTTAATAAAGGGGGTAGAAGATAATGCTTAATGGAAATTTATTTGTACCTAAACATATAGCAGAAAAACTAAATATTAAAGAGAATATAATGTATGCAGTCCTAAGAAATTTCATGAATAATCAAAACAAAACTTGTTACCCTAGTATAGCAACATTATCTGATACTACTGGATGGTGTCCTAATACTGTAAGAAAGTGGTTAAGAAAATTAGAAGAAAAGGGTGTAATATTAATTAAAAAAAGAATAATAAAAAAACAAGGTAAAAAATGGAATGATACTAATATATATCATTTTATTTTAGAGGGGGTAGTTCAAAATAACAATAATTCTACTTCAAAGAATAGGGACAAACTTAATAAAAAAGAAAAGAATAAGAATATGACTGTACAGACAATTAAGGATAAATTATTAAAAAAATACGATAATAGCATTGTCCAAAAAGCCCTACAATGCCTAAAGAGGGCTACAGAACATGGAACAGTAATAAATCATCTATTAAACTACTTAAATGCTATTTGCACCAAAATATTAAAGCAAATGGAACTTATAAAAGGAATAGATAGTTTAGAAGTCGGTAAGCACGACATCAAAAAAGGAAAAAGCCCTAGTGCCAACAACACTAGAGCCAAGGTTAAAACCAAGTTCCATAATTTTGAGCAACGAACTTCTAAATATTCTGCTAAAGAATTAGAAGACATGGTAAGATACAAATTCAAATAAATTATATTTTACCATAATATAGAAAATTTTAGTCGAGAGTTTACTATTTGTAAAAAATTAGTAGATTGTCGACTAAAAGTATTTCTACAATTATTATAGCAATTATATTTATATATTTCAAGTATCCAATCCATTTTTGGACTGGTTATATGTAATATTATATCTCTACTATATTAACTATCTATTTTGCGTATATACAATTTTAAGAGGTTTAAATATCTTAATAGACCTATTGCATAGATAACATAGATAGAAAGGCAATAGATAGAATTAGATTTAATATAGTCAAATAAATTAGGTATTTGTGCAGTACAGTATGGTGTGTTGTGTATTTCCACTAACAAAAAAATAGACGCCTAACTGACCGTCTATTTAATCTTTTACATGTTCTATTATATCTCCTATGTTACAGTTAAAGAAATTACAAAGTTTATCTATAGTATCAAACTTTACACTAGATTTTTTATTGTAAATAAAATTATATAAAGTAGAATAGTTTATATTTGTTTTTTCCGATAACCATCTTATATTTCTTTCTTTTTTTTCTAATATGTCTAATACTTTTATATTTAACATTTATATCCCCTTCTTTATTTAAATGTTTGATAATAATAGTATAACAAAAAAATAGTAAATATTCTATATACAATAACAATTATCTATTGACAGATAATATAGATGCGATATACTATCTATATAGAGATAAAGATTATCTATAGACAAATAATAAACAGGAGGTAAAAATATGAAGGTATATACAAAAAGAAATATCGGCTTTGAAAAGGGTATAATTACTTTTACAGATTCGAGGATATTATCTATATTACAACAAGGATTAAAGCAAAGAATAAATTTATGCGAAAGTTGGAAAGAATCGGCAACAGAAGAAAAGAAAGCAGAAATAGACAAGGAAATAGCAGAATACAGAAAATATTTAGAAGAATTGGAAAATGAGATAGATTTAGACGAATTAGAAAAGAAATTATTATGTTAGTATTAGCATATGCGGGAAAAGTAAAAGATTTAGATAAATATTTAAACAATTATAAAGGGGAGATTATGGATGGAAAGAATAGTAAAAGAACATTTAAACAACATATCAAATATGGTCAACATGGACAAACAACAAATAAAACAAATATTTATAACATCTACAAAAAAATATAAGATACATAGAAGTAATGCAGACAAATGGCTAGAAGAATATAAAAAATTGCAAGATAAGGAAAAATATCTATTTTGGTTTGTGTTAGATGGGTTTTGTGGTGGACATGTAGCACAGGCATTGAGAGAAGTAAAATAGTCGACCAAAAAGAGGACTGGGGAATTAAAATCCTAGTCCTTTATCTACTTTAATATATATAGTAAAACTGCACATAAATAAGCATGTACAAGAAAAATAGACATAATATACCATAATAAACATATATAAGCATATATCAAGTTTGGAGATAGTTAGAATCCATGTTATACTTATTATATATGTCTATACATATTTATGGCTAATTATATATTTTCTATAAATCTATTATATATCACATTATTTTGTTTTGTCAAGTGTTAAATGAAAAGGAGGTGTAATTATTAAATATTACATAATTAAAAATAAGTATCTAGCAGATACATTGGCTTTTTTAGGTTTTAGATATTATAAATATCAAAATAAAAAAGGAGATACAGTTTATAGTTTTAAAGATACTGTGAAGTTTAGGAAGGCATTGACACAAATAACCAAACTAAAAAAAGAATTACATTAAAATCAATTTAGATAAAAAATAGGAGGAATGTCGATTATGAATGATAAAAATAAAAATTTTGTAAAAGTACCACACCAATGGTATCAAATGGATAAAGAAGGAATTAGTTTCATGAGTCAATTAGGAGATAAAAGGTTTACGCTTTGGTTTGCAATAAATAAAGTAGCAATACAAAGTGGTATGGCAGATATAATACGTTATAGCATAACAGAAATATCCAATGATATGAAAATATTAAAAGGTTTTAGCAACAAAACAAAAGTAAGGAATATGTTAATAGCACTAAAAAAAGTAAAGTTAATTGAATGTGATAGATTAAATAAGGAAACAAAACCGTCAAGTTTAATTTCTATAAAAGTTAATACAGATAGATATATAAAAGATTGCAATAACAAAGGATTTAGTATGATAAGTACAGATTTGTATGATGATAAGATACAAAAGTTAGATTGTACAGGATTTTTTATATACTGTTTCTTACATAAAAATCATAATGTTAATTTAGGTAATCAAGATATAACAAATAATGGATACTGTGAAACAACAAGAGATTCAATATCAAGAATACTAGGGATTAAAAATAAAAAAACAATAACAAAATATACAAATAAAATAGTTAAGGCAGGTAAGTTAGTAAAGAAAATTAAACAACAACAATATCAAGATGAGAATGAACTAGGGGATATAGTAACAAAATGGACACCAAACAGATATATTGTATGGGCAAAAATAGACAATTGTAATAAATATTATATACCAATAACCAGTAAGAAAAACAAAAAGGAGAAAGCAAGTTAGTTTAACACACGGGGCAGGTTTCCTGCAACGTGTATAATAGTAATTCTAATTTATATACAATTCTCTTTTATATAATGTGACCCAAAAACGTATCAAGTTTGAGTCGTTTTTACACTCCGACATAGTGTGTTTTTGAGTTGTTTTTACACTCCGATGTACTTGGCTATTTTTCAATGGTTGTAGCGATTTGAAATTTATATTAAAAATTTAGGGGGGAATGTCGATTATGAATAAAGATAATTTAAAAAATAACAAAAAATATGGTTATACAAATTATAAATGGTTATATGATTACATAGAAGGGTTATTCTACGAAAAGTGGGATATGTGTACTTATAATATTGATAGTCAAAAAATTCGACCTTGTAAAGGCAATAATGGTTTTGTTTATCCTTTTAAAAGAGGCATTAGGAAAGTGGAAACAAAATCTAAACAACAAGTAGACCATATAATACAAATAGAAATTAAAAAAATAATAAAAAAATATAGTTGGATTGACAAAAAGTCCGATACTGGAATAGATAAAGAAGATATTCCAAATATATGTTATTTAAAAATTATGGAATTAACCAATAATTTTATATTGCCACAGGACACACGTGAAGGTGAAGAAACGCAAAGGTTTAATGCTTATATAGTTAAAAATTTAAAAAATAAAGTAACTGATTATATTAATGCTAAATTAGAAGTAATAAGAAATCAGAGGACAGTAGATAAACAAAGATATAGTTTTTATTATATGCCCAACTTTTCGGTTGACTTATTTCAAGATTTAGAGTTTGAAGAAGGCGAGAGTTCCTACATTATTGATAGTGCCGTTGACTCCTATAGATCTTATGGCTCTACGTACATAGATTATAAAGAAAATGAATATATGAATGTTGCAAAGGATGTAATAGCAAATAATTTAACTAATAGACAAAAGGAATATATAGAAGAATTATTATTGTCAGCAACGGAAAACATAGACATATTTAATATTAGACGTGTAAATATAACTAAAACGGCTAAAAAGATGGGAGTTAGCCGACAAGCAGTAAAAAATGTTATAAAACAAGTTAAAAACAAGATAGATAAAAAATATAATATAAATTATACAGATAAATATAATAGAATGTTGCATGAAAAAGAAGAAATAACTCCACTATTAAATAAGATAGGTGAATTACTGGATGAACAAGGAGTTAAAACAATAATAGATTTTGTAAGGGATAATATAGATAAAGAATTTATTATAGATTATGTTTTAGAAAAAATGAAACATGAACACAAAAGATATTTAATTAAAAACTTTTTAAGAGTAGAGGAAAAAATTAATAATATACAAGAAACAGTAATTAGGATGAAAAGTACAAAAGATAAAGCACATATGCAATATTTAGATGTTGAAGGAGTATTAAAATGTTATGATGAAAAAAAATTAAATAATAGATATACTAAACAAGTTGTATTTAGTGTTATTGATGCTTTAAAACAATATGTTAACTATATAGATAATTACAAATATAAGAATAAAGTTAAAACAAAGCAACTAACAAAAAGGGAAAAGGAGAGATTTTTCATGAAAGATAGAGAAAAAGAATTAATTGAAAAAGGACTTACAACACTAGAAAGCGTAGAAAAGTATAACAATATATACCATAAGATTTATTTCGATGGAAATGTAGGATAAAATAGTTACCCCTGCACAGTATATTAATATAGGAAGGGGTAGTTTATTTTTACCTAAAATACACCATTATATTCTATGTTATTCTTATTATATCCTACATAAACCAAAAATACAACCCTTTTTTGAAAAAAGTTCTTTTATTTTATTAAAATTTTTATTTTCAAATTTAATATTGCAGGGTACTCCCCCTGCTTTTCTTATTTTTTTTAGTCAACTTTCATTAACCAAAACCAAATAAATAAACAAACGAAAGGATGTGATAGCATTAAAGATTTAAGGCAGGAACTAAAAAATTATTGTAAAGAAAATGGTATTAAGTATGTGTATATAGCAAACAAAATAGGAGTGTCTAAAAGTATGCTATCGCATTATATACATTATAGAAAGAATTTAAACAGTAATAGTATGGACAAATTAAAGCAAATAATAAAGGGCTAATTACAGTATATAGCCCTTATTATAATAAAAAATAAAAATAGGTGCTATGATATGGCAACTTGATTTAAGGGGCTTAGAATAGCAACTAGAAAGGAATGATTATATGGAATGGAAAGAAAATATGTCAAAGGAAGAATTTGAAAAAGCAATACAAGGTGCAGAGGATAAGGTCAGAACTCAACTTTACAATGATAAAATTAAACCATTGGAAAGTGAAATATCTGAACTTAAACCAAAGCAGAAGTCAGAAAAGGAAATAGCATTAGAAAAGAAAGAAAAAGAATTATTAGCAAAGGAAAGACAATATAAAATAGCAGATACATTAAAGGAGAAGAATTTACCTACAGGATTATCTAAATACTTAAATGTTGGTGATGAAGGTTTAGAAGATGCTATTGAAGAATTAGAGGAAATTTTTAATAGCCACGAACTAGATAATAGTTATAAACCTAAGAATAATAAAAAGAAAACTGAAACAACAGTAACAAAAGAACAGTTTAAAAATATGTCTTATATGGAAAGACAACAACTTTACGAAACAAATGCAGAACTATATAAACAATTATCTAAATAAAGGTATTTCTACAAGATGTGGAAGTATCTTTTTTTATACATAAAAAAATAAAATGTGAAAGGAATGATTTAATATGGCATTAATACAAAGAGATATTTATGCACAATTAACAAGGGAAAAATTCGAGGGAAAAGTTAAGGTACTAAACCTTGCAAGACCTTTAGGAGATTTGGAAGGTATGGGACAAGGAGAGAAGATAGCATTTCCAAAATGGGGATTAATCGGACAACCTACAGAAATGACTAAAGGGGATGCAATATCTACAGAGGAAATGCAACAGACAGAGTCATATGCAACTATTAAACAGGTGGGTAAAGGTGTTATGGTTTACGATTCTAGCAACAAAACTAATCTAGGTAACCAACTTGACGAAGGAGCAACACAAACAGGTTTAGTAATGGCTCGAAAATTGGATGATGACTTAATCGCAGAAGCAAAAACTACACCACTACAAACAACTTGTGCAGACCCTAAAGCAATAACAAATGCAGAAATAGAAACTGGAATGTTAAATTATGGCGATGAAAGGGATATTGAAGAATTTGCAGGTATAGTTGTTAATAGTTTATTAATCCCTAGTTTTTATGCTATGAATGAGTTTACAGATGCACAAAATACTACAACTATGCAAAATAATGGACTTATCAGAAATGGTCTATTAGGTTTCTACAGAGGTATTCCAGTTTACATAAGCGATAAAGGGACATACGACTCTACTGCTGGAGAATGTATAACTTTAATAATTAAGAAGGGTAGTTTAGGATATAAAATGGCGAAAAACTTAGACATAGAGTTAGACAGAGAGGCAAAATACAAAAGAACAAATGTATTTGCAGATATGATGTATGCAGTTAAACTTGTAAAAGACGATGGAGTTGTTTGTATTAAATCTACAAATGCATAGTAGGTATCCTTTAATAGGAGGGGTTTATTCCCCTTCTATTATTTTTTTAAATGACTATTTTGTAAATGTAATTACATAAATATAAAAATAAAAATTGAAAGGAATGATTATATTGTTACGAGGACATCAACTCAAAAGGTTAAGAATGGTAAAAGGACTAAGACAGGAGGATGTGGCAAAGGCACTAGATGTAAAGCGAAACTATATTTCTATGTTGGAGAATGAAATACAAGCAATAAATATAAACAGATACCACCAATGGGTTAATTTCTTAAACTCTGATAAAGCAAGGGAAATAGCAAAAAGGAACATAGAAAAGAAAGTTGATAAAAGTAAAAAGTAATAGGTTAATAAATTTATAAAAATAAACAAAAATAAAAATAAAAAATGAGAGGAAGGTGCAGTTATGCCATTCAAACAAAAACAAAAAAGGAGTATTAAAGTAATAAATTTTAAAGTAACAAAACCAAATGTGGGTTTGTACCCTGCATTAGCAACACTTACGGCATACGATAACAAAAATGAAAAAAGAGGTAAGAGAAAAATTTCCAAAGTGGGTAGAGGACAACCAAAAATTTGATTTAGTATTAAGCGATGATATAGACAGTTTATTATCTTGTGTATTTCTAAAAGAAATAAAAGGATATGAAATAAATTTTTTCTATGATTTTGAAGAAGGAGTTTATAAATTACATAATACAGGAAATAAAGCATTTGCAGTAGATGTAGATTTTGTTAAAGGTAGATGTTGGGGAAATCACGTTACTATGCTCAATAAAAATGACAAATATAATAAAGATTGTGCCAATCTAAATGTAATCAATAAAATTAGTAGAGAAAACTATACAGATAAATTTTGTGGCAGTACATTATTACAAATATTAAGTTATTATAACTATGATATATCCAATCTAAGTGAGGAAGCCAAAATGGTTTTACTTGCGATAGATGGAAGTTATTTAGGGTATTATAGCAGAAGTGATAAATTTAATAAAACAAATAAATATTATCTATGTGATGTGCTAGAATTTGAAGAATTATATCAACTACAACAAAGACATAAGGAACAGGATTTTGAAGATATAAGGAGAAAATATAGTTTAAAATGTAAAATAAAATTAAATATAGATAATAGTTTATATACTGCATTAAACCTTACAGAATTAAGTAGGGTTTTTTCTATGCCTATAGAACTACCACAAGGGCAATTCAACAAGGAAATAGTTAAAGTTCGTAATAGTAAAGTGAATTTAGGATATGGCTACAAACATAGTAAAGAGAAAATAAAAAAGAAACCATTTTCATTGGCAGTAGTATATACAAATAAAGTTAAATATTCATATGTAGATAAAAAATGAAAGGATGATTTGCATGGCAGGGACTAAAACAGTTACACCGTTTATGGAATTAAAAAAAAGTGTAAAAGAAAGAAAAGCATACTTTGTAAAATGGTATTGTTCCCCAAAAGAGGATAGAGAACCGTTCGAGGAATTGTCTAAGAAGTTTTTACATAATATTAATTATGAAACAGCAGAACAGTGGGTACTAGAGCCAAAAGTGGCAAAAGCAATAAAATATTATATGCGATTATTACATCTGCCAAAAATGAAAAATATATACGATAAGATGTACGAACAAGCATTAAGTGGAGATGTTCAGTCGGCTAAATTTTTAGCAGATTTTAGTAAGGAATTTTTGGCAGATGACAAAGAAGATGAATTAAGTAAAATCCTTGATGGGATTGATATAAATGACTAATGCAGATAAATTAAAAAAAGTATTAAGCAATTCCAAACTTTGGATAGTGAATTTTTTAAGGATAGCCAATAAAGAAGGTAAGGTTGTACCCTTCAAGTTGAATGAGTTGCAAGATGAATTTTTAGGTGGTATGGATAAATATAATATTATACTTAAAAGTAGGCAGTTGGGATTTTCTGTTTTAATGACTGCCTATTCTTTATGGATAGCAACAACACAAGCCAATTCAACGTGTTTACTTATGTCTTATTCGATAGATAGTGCGACTGGTATATTCGAGAAGTTAAAACAGATGTATTGGACAATTCCAAAGGTTTTAAGACCTACACTTGTAAATAACAATAAAAAGGAATTAAAGTTTACAAATGGAAGTAGAATAATAGTTTGTACTTGTGGTAATAAAGATGTTGCAAGGGGTTTAACAATTAAATTTGCCCATCTGTCCGAAGTTGGATTTATGAAGGATACAATTAATAAACAGTTGTTGGCTATAGAACAGGCATTAGTTCCACAGGGTAAAATAGTATTAGAGTCAACTGCCAATGGACTAAATTATTTTAGTGAGTTATGGAATAAAGCAAGTAATGGCGAGAATATGTATATACCTTATTTTGCTAACTGGTATGAAAATAAAACTATGTTTAAACAGGATTATATTAATGCAGTTAAAATGTGGAAAGCAAGACATAACGGTAAGATACTAACTAAAGCAGAACTGGATGCAGAGGAATTAGACCTACTTGATAAAGGGGCTACAATGGAACAGTTAATGTGGAGAAGATTAAAAATAGCAAATAGTAGTTTAGAACAGTTTAAACAAGAGTTTCCTGCAACGCCAGTTGAAGCATTTATTAGTACAGGAAACAATGTATTTAATTCTAAAAAGATAATAGAAAGAATAAGGTATATACCTAAACATCTTAATAGAAACCAATTAAAGGACTTGTCTAATACTTTAAAACAGTATTACAATAGTTCTTTTTTTATATGGGAAAAACCTAAGAAGGATAATAAATATTATATCGGTGTTGACAGTGGCGAAGGGTTAAAACAGGATTATTCTGTTTGTGAAGTGTTCAATTCAGATGGCGTACAATGTGCAGAGTTTAGGTCGAATAAGATACCACCACATAAGTTTGCAGAAGTGGTATATAACATAGGCAAATACTATAACAATGGTTATTTAGTAGTCGAAAAAGCAAGTGCAGGACATACAGTAGTATCGAAACTTAGATACGATTACAAGTATAAGAATATGCACAAATATAAGTCGTATGATGCTAGAGGTAGGGCTAAAAAGAAAATAGGATTTAGTACGGACTCAAAGTCAAGACCATTGATGATTAACGGATTTAGAGAAAAGTTTGAAGAAGGACAGGTACTTATTAATAGTAAATATTTACTAAAGGAAATGAATGTATTTGTATCTATAGATGGTAAAAATCAAGCACAGAAGAATTTCCACGATGATACAGTAATGGCTACTGCTATGGCTTTAATTGGTATGGATGCAGGAATTTATTATAAGAGTTAATTGACAAGGTTGTCGGATAGTAAGGTATCACAAATTTGATTACAACACACTCAAAATGTGAAGAGGTGTCATAATGGCAAAACAAGACGCCATAATGGCGGTTTGACATTAAAGGGGATAAGGACAGTCCTAATTCCAAAATTTAAGGAGGTATAACATGAATAAATTAAATAAATATATAAGTGATACATATAATAATAATCCTTTTTGGTTTGCAGAAGAAGTTAAACAAGCACATCATATAAGCAGAATAAGTAAGGTGTTAGACAATAAAAATTATTTAGATGGTAAGAACCACAAGGTATTAGAAAGGGAAGATATAGTTTACAAGGATAAGGAACTTAAAGTAAGCAAAATGATATTACAGACGGCTAAATCAATAGTTCGTACACATAATAGTTATATTGTAGGTAAGAGGGTTAGTTTAACTGGTACAGATGATAAAGTTAAGGTATATAATCGTGTATTTAGACGTGGTAAATTCCATAGTACCAATTACAAGATCGTTGACAAGATTAATAAATATGGTGATGTATTTGAATATGTATATTACAAGGATGGAAGGATTACATCAAAGTTAATCCCAAGCGAGGACAGTTATCCTGTTTACGATAATACAGGGGACTATGTGGGCTTTATAGAATACTATACAGATGCACTATCAAATATAGAATACTATACTGTATATAGTAGTGATAAAGTTGATAGATGGACTAATAAGGGTGGCAATTACATTAAGGATGATAGTGTAGTTAATTTAACTGGATTACCTATTCATTACCATAATGTAAATGATACTGATGATTATTTTGGTAGAAGTTTATTAGAGGATATAAAGCCAATATTAAATAAGGTGGAGTATTTGCTTAACAAGATGGATGATGCTATAACTATATTATCACTAAATCCTATTAGTTATACTACTGGACAGAGGATAGAAGGGACAATAGATGCAGATGCAGTAGGTTATATGTTGTCATTGGATGATGGGGACTTTAAGTATGCAGTGGCTAATTTGGACTCTAATAGTATTAAGATGTTATATAATGCTTTAGTTGAACAGTTGGTGGTTATTAGTGGTGTACCTTCACATATGTTCGGACAGTCAAATATAGCCAATGTTAGTGAGGTTAGTTTAAAGATACTATATCAAAATCTAGATAATATGGCTAGGGAATTAGAGGTTTATCTTAGAGATGGGTTTGATACAAGAGCAGATAAGATAGATATACTATTAAATAAGCAGGGTATAAAGTTTAATGTAGATGATTATATTGATGTAGAGTTTAATTATAACCGTCCTATTGATGAGTCAGAGAGGATAGACCAATTATCTAAACAGTATCAAGATGGTGCATTAAGTATAAGGACATATATAGAAAAATCACCATTGACAAGTGATATAGATACAGAACTAAAACGAATAGACCATGAAGGGTAGGGAAGATAATACAAACGCTAATACAGTTGTATAATGGAAATAAATAAGGGATATATAAGACATATTTGTGTATATGGATATGGTGTGTTTGGTGGTAGTCGCTATCGTTTTGAGTGATGGCAATATATACCTCTAGGGGTATGTTGAATAGGATATGTGAATGGTTGTTCATATGAATGGTTGCTCATATGTTATTAGCGTAATAAAGTGTAACATAATGATACAGAATTGACCTGTAAAAATTTGTCTGTTATGTATGGAAATCCGTACACTTTACTATAATAAAGCATAATATATCCTATATCTAAATATACCTACAGGGAGTATATAATATTGAAATGATTGTAAATAAATATAAAAATATACATGGAAATAGTAATTGTAAATATATTACATGTAATTGTAAATAATAAACAATAATTGTAATAAAATAGGATAAATAATAGATATTTTGTAAGCGATATAAACACAAATATATCTAAGTAAATATAATACACATTATATGCACTTATACGAAAATATATAAACCTTTACAAATGCGATAATATAGCCATTTATAAAGTATAGTATAATTTAATTGGAAATAAAAGGTTTGTCGCAAAATAAAAATTATACGACTAACATATTTTGCAAGCAATACCCCTTTTCCAATTTTTTGTTTATAGTTAACCTACTTTTTTTCTGCCAATAAAATTTAATATATGTTATATATGGAAAATGGGACAATATTATGCTAAAATAAAGAAAAGAGGGGGTATCATATATGGATAGAGGGAATTTAGGTCGCATATTCTACTTAATTAGTGGTGGCTTTATATGTTATGGATTTTACAAAATATTTGCTTATAAAAACTTAGACAGTATTCTTGATAGTGGCACTAATGCATATGTTGGTGGAGATGCTTATAACTACATAATCAATAGTAATTATGCTACTGGATATTTTGTACTAGCACTATTATTTACTATATTAGGTTCTACGATGTTGATATTAGAAAAGATGGATGACAATAAATCAAAAGAAGATAATCATGAAAATAGTGAGAAAGAGAAAACTAATAGTTAACAATAAAGAGGGGGAGTTCTATGAATAAAGACATTGCTAATTTAATAAAAAATAGTATCGAAGATATTTACAATAAAAGCGACACTGCAATAATGTTATTTTATCATAATGACATTGGTGGGATTTCTAACCATGAAATTGAATATAATATTGCTGAAAAACTAAAAATTGGAGATACATATATTAGATATTCAATTAATGAAAGAGTACCATGTAAAAATGATTTTATAATGTGTTATCAAGTAGTAGAGAAAATAATTGATGAAAATAACAATATTATACTTATAGTTCATGAGAAAAATAATGTTGATGTAAATATTAAAAAAGTTGACTAAGGAGGGATAATATCGAAGAATATACATACAAAGGTATTAAATACTATATACAAACATACAACCATGAAGAATACAAATATAGGGCTATAATTCGTATTGATGGAAAAAATCAATTTAAATATGGATATAGTGAAGAGAGTGCAAAAAAACATATGGAAGAATTTATTGATATTAAAATAATTTTTAAAGGTACTTCGATTTAGTCGATGTGCCTTTTTTAATATATAAATATATTTAGTAAAGTTCTATCAGAACCATACTAACTTTTAAAGTTCCATCTTGAACCATTAAAAAAATGACTTACAGTGGTGTGGTGAGTCCTAATTAAATAAGAAAGGATTGATAATATGACAAACTTAGAACGATTAAAATTAGAACTTAATCATAAAGAATATTTCACCGACAATGAGTATAAAATATTTTTATCTGAAAATGGCTTAAATGGTGATGATACCTATAACAAAGACCTCAATCAAAGAGATTTATTATATACTGTAGTAGATATATTGGAGGCAGTAGCCAATGATGTAGACCTTATGAGAAAGATAGATACAGAGTTTCAAACTACAAGTCAAGCAATAAAATATCTTGAAAATAGAATAGAAAAAATAAGGAATAGGATTATGGATATAGAGGATGCAGATGCAGGATATAGTAATGTAAGTTTACTGTTTACAAGGAAATAATATATCATAATAAACCTTATCATAAATGATAAATAATAATACATATAGACAGTTAATAACATAGTTTATACCCTGTTTTATATACCATTTATTGATATATGGACTTCTAAGGGCTTTTAGGTACTTAATAGACCTATTAGTCCTTTAATTAATTTTAGGGGCTTAAAATTTTATATACTGGAAAAATAAATAATAGGAAGGTGATATAATATGTTAAATCCGTTAAAAACTCAATTTTTATATCATTTGAAAAAATTTGGCTATACTGCTACTTTGAATGGTGTAGAAGATATACGAATATTTACGAAAGAGTACAACGATGCAGTATCGACAAAAGACCATAAGTATCTATTTACAGAAAAAGGAAAGGTTAAGCAAGGAGATTATATAAACTTATTAGGATTAGATTATCTAGTAATACATGAAGATGAGTCAACAAATAATGTATATACTAAATTTATAGTAAGGAGAATTAAATATATTGTTAAATTTATAATAGATAGGGAAGTACATTTTATTCCAGTTGTTATTAATGAAGGAATACAAGATATAGAAAGTAATCAGTATTTTCAAACTGGAAAAGGAGAGTTAGTATTATTGTTAAAAGAGGATACAACGACAAGTAAAATAAATGTTAAAGACAGATTTATCAAAATGAATAGTGCATGGGCTATAACAAACATAACAAGTACAGAAAAAGGAATATTAAAAATATATGCTACAATGGATACATTTAATGCCGATGATGATAAAGAACTAGAAATAGCAGATAGGTGGAAATTTGAGGATACATATACAATTGCCATAAGTAATCAAGTAGGAACTATAACCACCGATGATACAGTACAACTGGATATAGTAGCAAAGAAAAATGATATAGTTGTAGAAAATCCTACATTAACATTTACAAGTAGCGATGATACAGTTGTTACAGTAGATGCTAATGGACTTGTTACGCCAATAAGAGCAGGGACAGTAGATATAACTGTTAATTATCAAAATGTAAGTGATACAATAACAATAAATATAGAAGAAGCGATAGTAAATAATTATACTATTCAATTAGAAAATTCACTTAATGACCCTAGAGTAATAATAGATTACGAAAATACATTTACTGCTAAAGTTTATAATAATGATACTTTGGTTGATGAGCCAGTAGATTTTGCTATCACAGGAGATACTGACAATTTAGAAATAATATCCCAAACTGATAAGGACATAACATTAAAAGGTTTAGATTTTGGCAATATAACACTTACTGTAACGTTAAGAAGTGACAATACGGTTAGCATAAGTAAAGATATGCCAATAGAATATATTTATTAATGTATAGACCTGTAATATGTCTAAGTTCATTAAAAGGGCTTAGAAAGGAAATGAGAGGGTCGTTATAATCTAAATAGTAATAAAAATTATATATTTTATTTGAATAAGCATTATGAGTTATGTTATAATTACTATTAAATAAAAAAATAATAGATAACAATCATGATGTTTATTTTTGAAAAGTTGCTGGAAATGGCTTGATTTCAATGGTTGCGTTAAATGGAAATTTATGTCTGACTACGAATCAGAAGGCCGGGGGTTCAAATCCTCCTGGGCGCACCAGATAGAAACCTTGTAATTTTAATAATTACAGGGTTGTTTTTATAATATAAATAAAAGGTATGTAATATATAATATAGTAAGGCCGTTACTATTTTATATAGAATGGATCTTTTAAAAAAGCGGTATTGCAATAATTTAAATTATTGTAATACCGCTTTTTGTGATTTATAATAGTCATATTTTGATTAAAGGCTATAAAAAGATTTGTTCATAAAGGATTGACAATTTATTTAGAACGTCGTAGGATAGAAATGTATTAGATTTACAGGATTTGATTACATATTTGAAGGGAGATTATGATGAAATCATTAATTTACTTAATATTTGGTTTAATATTTTTTGCAATAGGATATGGCATTCACAAAAACAATATAAAAGATAATCGTAAATATATACTTTTTGCATTAGCTGGAGCTTCTTTTTTTGGAGCAATTATAGAAAAGTTTTGTGAATTAATAGAAACACAGTTTTAA